CCGAGAAAATCGAATGGTCGTTCAACAGAAGTAACCACGCTTGATGAAGGTTCGAATCTTGGCGTGACCGAGGATGTTGAATATTGTCGCGAGCGATTCTATCGAAGTCTCAATATCCCTAAATCGAGATTTGCTCAGGAACAGAATCCGTTTGGTGTTGGTCGTGTGACAGAGATTACACGAGACGAATATCGTTTCCACAAATTCATTCAGTCGCTGCGAAACAGGTTCATTGTCGTAATTGAAGACGTGCTCAGAACAGAACTCGTATTGCGTGGCGTCATCAAAGACAAAGAGTGGAAAGCGATTCGTTCTGAACTGACATGGGTCTTTGCAGAAGACTCTCAGTTTGTTCAGCTGAAACAATCAGAGATACTTCAGAATAAGCTGAACACAATGCAGCAAATCGACGGCATGGTTGACCGATACTTCAGCCGAGACTGGGCATTGCGGAATATTATGCAGTTCACAGATGCAGAGATTGAACAACTTGAACTTGAGAGAGAAAACGATGGAAGCAACGACAACGACGAATATAGCAGCAACGGAACAACCGATAATCAAGAAACCAATTACGAGGAACGAAAAATACACATTCCTGCAATGGCAGCAGGAAGTCAGACGACACAAGACTTCCGGGATGCGTGAGTTTCGGTTTGTTGTCGGAAATGACAAAGGCAATCGTTCTTGTACTGCTCAGGCATATATTGGCGACCATGTCCACCCTGTTATCCTTGGTTACTGGTCCAAGGGCAATGTCATTGTGAACGGAAACCCTCTTCAGGTTGAACAAGAGTGGAATCCATCTGATTTCTATGGATTGACCGGCAAGAAGTATTACGCTGGAAGAAACTTTCCTAGTACAGAGAAGATTATAAATAAATTTAATGGAATTTAAAATTCAATTAAGGAAAGTAATAATATGAGTTTCAAAGATTTGTTGCTCGAATCAATGACCAACGTGGTAGCCGAGGAAGCGGGTTTCGTTACTCCCGAACTCGACGATGATTCCGAACCCGAACCCGATACCGACACCATCATCAAGGCTCAGAATGCTGTGTTATCCTTTGGTGGCGATTTCGATTACGAAGACGGTGTAATGACTGCTCAGTTTGAACATTGGGATAGTGTTGAACAATGCTGCGCCTTGCTCGACGATATTCCTGGTGTAGAAAGCTACGAGCTTATGGCATTCCACCGAGACGTTGATAAAACCGAGCGAGTAGAGATTGACATTGACGATATCGTTGATGAAGGTCGTTATTACTTTATCGTTATCATCTACTTTGCAATCGATACCGTTATCTGGGCAAACGATGACGAGTACGAAGAAATCGAAGACGAAGACGAGCTGAATGAAGTTCGACGTCGCATTAAGGTTGACAGCAAAGGCAAACGCAGAATCAAGATGCAATGTCGCCCCGGTTTCAAATGGAATGGTTCTGCATGTGTTAAGATTACTGGTGCTGAACTTGCAACCAGTCGCAAAGCCAAACGTCGTGCTGTTCTGACCAAGAAATCACAAGGTAGTGCTCTCAAGATTAGAGTGGCTCGTAAATCTCGAAAAGCCCGCCGCTTCCGCAAAGCAATGGGTCTGTCGTAATTCTTGAAAGGCAATACCTTATGATTAACATTGAAAGTATCCTCGAATCTCAATTACTGACAGAAAGCCAGGCATATCTTCTTATTGAGGACGTTTACATTAAAAGCCCTAACGATATCGCTCGTTATACCAAGGCTTGTGATGTGATTATGAGTCATTTGCTCAAGACTGCCGGCACTATTGTTTCTAAGCTGAGAACCACGCCGCTGACAAAGAAAGAGCTTGCGCTCGTGTTCAAGATTCTTCAGAACGTCAGTGATGCTCGCTCTCATATCATTGCTGCCAATAAGTCGTATGATATGATTCGCGCCGAGGATTTTATGGAAGCTGCAACAGCACTTCTGAAGAAACACAATTTTGAGTAAATCGATATGAAATTACTTGTTGAACAATCCGACTTCAACAGTTTCAATATTGTCGAGGAAGCCGATAAAAAACAACTGCACATCACTGGTCCGTTCATTCAGATGGATGTCGTGAATGCAAATGGTCGTTTGTATCCTTCCTCGTATATTCCCGATGCTGTTGAGAAGTATATTGTGGAGAAGGTTCAGACTAATCGTGCTGTCGGCGAACTTAACCACCCTCCGCACCCAGAAGTCAACTACGAACGCGCCTGTATCAAGATTAATGAACTGAGACGAGAAGGTTCAAATTATATTGGTAAGGCAAGAGTTCTTGAGACTGTTCCACTCGGTGCTATTGTTGCTGGTCTGCTTCGAGAAGGTGTTCAGATTGGTGTTTCATCTCGAGCCTTGGGTAGTCTCAAAACAGATGCGAAGGGTATCAAGATTGTTCAGCCCGACTATCATCTGATGACTGCCGCCGATGTCGTTTCTGACCCGTCTGCACCAGATGCCTTGGTAACAGCAATCATGGAATCTCGTGATTGGGTTTTCGAGAATGGTGTCTTGAAAGAAGATGAAACCAAGAAACGTGTCAACGACGCTGTTTTAGAGCATGGACTAAATGCCGCTACTCTCAAACGCTTGTTTGAAGAAGTGACCATTATGCTCCAAACACATCGCACTAAATAAGTTTTGAGTTTAACAACTTAACATTGAAAAGGTATCAACCGAATGTCTTACAAACAACAGATTGCCGATTTGGCAGAAAAACTCGGTGTCGATGCTTCCGTAGTAGGCGAAATCAGCACTATTGTTGAGGCCGCTATTGCAAAAGGCGTTGAAGACCGTGAGGGTGAACTGAAGCAACAAGTTGAAGAAGCTTCTAAACAGGCAGCAGAACAACTTGCAGAAGCTCGTCAGGCATTAGAAGCCGAAGTTAAGGCTCAGGCCGAAGCCGTTGCGAAACAGTTCGTTCAAGAAAACAAAGAGCGTTTTGTTCAAACCGAACATTACGACCGCATGGTTCAGTTTGTTGACCAAATCACCGAAGCCTTCGCCACTGTAGGCATCGAAGCTGACGGTCGTAAACAAATCGATGAACAAGCCAAAACTATTGCTGAACTTGAAGCAAAAGTGGCAGAACTGACCGAACAGGCAGAAACTGCTCAGGCTGCTTCATTGCTGCAAAAAATGCTGTCCGAATCCAGTCTTTCTCAGGTTGGTCGCGACCGTGTAGTTTCTCTCTTGAAACACACCAAACCCGAGAACATCGTTGAGTTCGAAGCTATCGTTAAGCATCTGATTGAAGATTGCGAAGACGAGGATGAAGACAAAGAGGGTAAAGAGCCCGAGAAAAAATCCGAAGATAACGTTGACGAATCAATGAAATCTTACTTGGATGCCTTGCGTGTTAAATAACGTATAGAGCTATTTTAGAAACCAACTTCTATTTTAAACAAGGTTTATTGAAAGATGACTGACAAAACTCAAAATCAACTTCTGGTTGAAAAATGGCAGAGCGTTCTTAACGCGGACGGCATCGCCAAGATTACCGACCAGCATCGTTTGAACACCACTGCTCAGCTGTTGGAAAACACCCAACAGATGCTGAAAGAGGATGCGACTGTTGCTGCTAACATCGCAGGCTTCGACCCCGTGCTGATTAGCATGATTCGTCGTTCTGCTCCGAAACTCATTGCATACGACATCTGCGGCGTTCAAGCAATGACTCAGCCAACTGGCCTGGTGTTTGCAATGAAAGCTCGCTACACTAATGCAACTGGTGATGAAGCTTTGTTCAACAAAGTTAAATCTGGTCATTCTGGTGACAAAGCTGTTGACAGTGCAGATAATCCTTTCGAGGCTACCAAACCCGCTACTATCGGTTCAGGTCAGGTTACTGCAACCGCTGAATCCGACAACAACTGGAACTCAATGAGCGCCACTGTTGAGAAAGTTCAGGTTTCCGCAATGACTCGTCAATTGCGCGCCGACTACTCTTTCGAGTTGATGCAAGACTGGAAAGCATTGCATGGCGTGAATGCAGATGCTGAACTGGCCAATATCCTTGCTTCCGAAATCCTGATTGAACAGAACCGCGAAATCGTTCATAAAATCTACAAGATGGCCAAGATGGGTGCTCAGTATGCTTCTACTGCTGGTACCTTCGACCTCACTGCCGATAGCGATGGTCGCTGGTCTGTAGAACGTTATAAAGGCTTGCTGTTTGCTATTAACCGTGATGCCAACGCTATTGCTGTTGAAACCCGTCGCGGTAAAGGTAACTTCATTATTACCAGTGCTGACGTAGCAAGTGCTTTGCAAATGGCTGGTCTTCTGGACTTTGCTCCCGCTATCGAAGCCCTGAGCGGTCAATTGCAGGTTGATATTACTGGCGCGACTTATGCAGGTAATATTGGCACGATGAAGGTCTTTGTTGATCCCTTCCTGACCCACGATGGTGTTGCTATTGGGTACAAGGGGGCGTCGGCCTACGACGCAGGATTGATTTTTGCGCCCTATGTTCCTCTTCAAGCTTTTAAAGCTGTTGATCCAAAAACATTTATGCCTGCTATTGGATTCAAGACACGATATGGCTTGGTTGCCAACCCCTTCACCACTATGAACGATAACGATAACATCTACTATCGCAAATTTGCAATCAAAAATCTGTAATATTGCAGACTGTAGTATCGTTACTATATGCCCCGAATTGGTTCATGCCTTTCGGGGCATTTGTTTTGATATTGTTTTCGTGCTATAATATTGGAATAACTAATATGAGTTCAAGAAAGGGAAAATCAAGCATGAGAAAGCGCGGAAAGCCAAATGTCGAACTCATAATAAGAGAATACAACAAAGGATTCAACGCCGAGCAGATTGCCGCAATGGATTGGTGCGAAGTTAAGGCTCCGACTGTTCTGAATATCCTGAAAAGAAACGGTATCAAAATCAGACAAACAAAAGACTACTCGGACGCCAGAAGAGAACTCATGGTCGAAGATTATAAAAACGGCATGACAATCAAAGAAATTGCAGACAAGTATGATGTTGTCGTTGAATGTGTTCGAGTCAATCTGAACAAATCTGGAATATCACTAAGACAAGACAAGGTTGATGTTGGAGCAGTGGCAGAATACTACAAATCAAACACACTTGCAGATACGGCAAGAAAATTCAATATTGATGAGCGTTATGTAAAGGGTATCCTTAAACGCCTGAATGTTCCAAAGCACACTAAAGATGAACTATTCTTAATCAGAAACAATATCACACCAGAGATGATTAATGATATACAAGAGAAATACTATTCAGGCACTACAATTGGGGTTATTGCACAAGAAATTGGTTTACCCTGTATTACAGTAAACATTATCATTCACAGGTTTATTGGAGAATTGCCAAGAGAATTAAAATCTCCGGCTCAACGAAGCGGAACTAAGGTTGTATTGACCCAGGAAGAAATTGATGAAGTAAATCGGCTTTATTTGTCTGGTAAAACTCTTGAAGAAGTGGCAAATATATTCGGGATGCAGAAACAAACCATATCAAGATTTATCTTTGACGTTAATAGCCGAAACAATAGGCGTGGTACTAAACTATGTGGCAAGAAAGTAGATTTTAATGGAATTGAAGAATTATACGAAACAAAGTCGGTTAATGAACTTGCTCAGCACTATGGTTGTTGGCCAGGTCCCGTTAGAGATTGTCTAAAGAGATTGGGTATATTTGTTCCAGAAACTTTCACTCATCCAGAACGTGCCATTTCAAATATTCTAAACAAGTACAACATAGAACACGAAATCCACAATCGCAGTATTATTGCTCCAAAAGAACTCGATATATGGATTCCATCACATAATATCGGAATTGAGGTTAATGGATTATACTGGCATTCAACTCAAGTTCCCAAGGTCGATAGACGACACATAGACAAGTTTATTCATGGTATGAATGTGGGGATTAAACTTATTCAGTTCACAGATGCAGATGTCGTAAACAAGCCAGAACTGATTGAAAGCATGATTCTATCAAAACTTGGTTTATTACCAAACAGAATTATGGCTAGGAAATGTGCTGTTTCTGAAATAGGAATCAAGCAAGCAAATCAGTTTTATTCGAAATGGCATTATCAAGGGCAGACTACAAACGCAGCGAAATCTCTCGCTTTGATACACGGGAACGAAGTGGTTGCATTATTATCATATACCACAAAGGGCGATATCACTCGTATCGAACGTTATGCTTGCAAGCCGTTCACTAATGTAGTTGGTGGATATTCCAAACTCGAGAAACGAGTGCCGGGCGATACTCTGGTCACATTTAGCCTTGGATTGATTTCCGATGGTTCTGTTTATAGAAAGAATGGATATGAGACAGAAGGCTATGCAACAAAGCCAGAGTTCTATATCACAGATGGTTTTGAACTGATGAATAGACAGAGATTCATGAAGCACAAGATGCCCGCCTTGTTTGGTGCAGGGTTCGACCCCGACAAGACAGAATGGGAGAATGTTATTGCAAACGGCTTGATGCTATTCTTCGGAGCAGGGATAACCAAGTGGGTTAAGAAGAGATGAAAGGTAATGCCCGTTTCCAAGAAGGATTCGGGCATTTTCTATTATTAATTAACGAGTTTATCGTATACTACGTCTGCAAATTTTCTAATATCATCTCCGCCAAGCATGCAAGTAAACGGTTCTACAATCTGACAATAACCAGGGTTTACTTCTAATAGTGCATTATCCCCGTCCTTTGTAATACGAACAAAACCGTTTGAAGATGTAATAACAATTATATCATTTGACTCGGATAATTTTGATTCTTCAAGCAAAACAGAGTGAGCCAAAGCAATAACAGCAGATTTCATGTCGTTCATTTTGTAAAACGTCCTTTCTTTTATATGTTCGTATTATAGCAGAACATCATATAACCTTCAAGCCGCATTCAACTAATTCTGATATGAATTTCCAAGAGTAATGACTGAAACCAGATTCGTTTGTTTCGAGATTATGCACAAAAACAGCGAAGTTATCTTCGCTGTTGAGTATGTTTCTCAAAACCGACTCTGGGCCGCTAAGGACGAAATACTGTTCAGGCACGAAGTATATTCGCCCGCAGCAATCGGTCATTATCCTGTTTTTCTGCATATGGTGAACCCTGGATTAGATTCAATATCTGCTTTCTTCATAATTTCAAGACTAGTGAATCCCTTTCTAATAACACATACTTCGTCTTCGTGTTTATATGCAACGATGTATTTCTGCTGGAAATATCTGTCATTAAGCATATCGTATCTTCGAAGTTCGAATACTGTGCCTTGCTCGAGTGCTTCAAACATATCGAGTTGATGTGTAAATTGTCTGATGCGATTTACCTTGCATGCCGGTAATCTCATTATCAATGAATTCAAAGATGAGACCTTGAATGGGTTGTTTTAGCCACCATTCTTCGTCTGCAATGTATTTGCGACCAATGGCATCTTCAATTTCAAATACAGTATTCAATTCATATCTCCAAGATTTTGAAGTTATCGTTTGAATTTATGTAGTTTATAGACAGAATTGTGGTATTGCCAACTCTGGCGCCGCCGCTGTTGGCATAATAGCAGAACACTTCGTCAAGATGTTTTGCAATGACCACAAGTTCTTTAATATATCCTCTTGAGTCTTGAATCTGGAATTTTGTGCCTGCTGTCAAATCATCAAAACTATCTTGTGTTGACAAATTTTCATTAACCTCAACAGCACGAGCCAATTCATTATACGAGATTGTTTTGTAGTCGAATTCACCATCGCACTTTATTTCGATTGTGATTGCAGGCGTATGTTTATTAATAGAGTTTACATACCATTCGGGCGCTCCGAAATGAGCCGTGTCTGCCAAGATGCAAACGTCACCAATACCCTTAATGGCAAATACTTTGCCAAACCATTTCGACAGAATCTCTTTATTAGTCATTTCATTCCTTTCTTAGCCCACCATGGATACGGGCCCAATATAATCTCTTTGACACATTTTGCGCTAACAGCTTTTCTCGTGTGATAGAGTTCAACCACAACACGAGCCTGAGTTTTGTATTGACCATTCCACTCTGGTAGAATATGATTGACCACTTCGTATTGACCGGGTCGAACATTGCGACTACCAGAGATTCTTACCATGCAGCCTGTCAGGTTATCTTGGTTCACTAGCATCTTCTGACTGCGAACACATTCGGCGGCTTCGTTAATGACATTGATATCTGTTGAAACTTCACGAAGCTCGTCTTTGAATACACGCTCTGTCCATACGCTTGAACCATCGTACATCCAGAAGAGATGATAAGCACCATCGCTGAAGTTCCATTTTTCTTCGTGAGCAACACAAACTACTGGCATTTTGCAATCCTTTCTTCTTCAACACGAGCTTCCATCCGAGCAATCAATGCTTCAATCTCGAGCTCGCGTTCCTGATATTCAATCTCTTCGTCGTACCAGAAATGCTGGAATGTCATTGCGAGAAGAACGATACTCAACAAGAAAAACAGAACATAGAACATGATTTATAATCCACTCATCTTTATTAAGGTAAAGTAATAATACATGAATTACGTTCTGGCGTCAAGCGATTTCGTAAAATTCTTTTGCTGTCATCTCAACCTCTTCGCCTGTTTCCGTGTTGCGAAGTTTGAGTTTTGTGCCCGGTGAAACACATTTGCCAGATTGTCGAGACCACTTGCCAATAACGAAACGGTTATTATAGCAAGCATCAATCCACTCGTCCTGATAAGGATAGGTCTTGAACTTCTGAACACCGTCGTCGAGAGTAACAATGTTCACATAGTTATGAACAAAGTAAAGAATGTCGCTTGCACACTTTTCAATCTCAGCAATGTGCTCGGCAGTCAACGGAATACTGACACCAGCGGCCTTGAGCATCTCGTTGTTATTGTAACATAAGCCTTTCTTATCAATTTGAACGTCTTTGACCATTATAAATACTCTATAAGTTTGACATCCTTCCCAATATGGGAATTCCTACCGCGGTTAGTAATATGTTTACTTACTCGCTTCGGTGGGTTCGTGCTGCTGACAACCTGACTGCATTGTTCACTTCACACGCGCTACGGACACGTCCTGCCCTGATTTTTGCGTTTCAGGCAGCCTGAATGGCCTGTCCACGTTTTAAGATATTGATTGCGCCAACCACATCGGCATTGTTCTGATAGCAGCATTCAACGCATTCAAAATCAGCCTGAGTTTTGCGGTTATCCTTTGATGTATGACCACAACACGGGCAGGTTCGACTGGTATTCTGAGGTGGAACTGCAAATAGAAAGCCACCATTCCAAGCCAGTTTATACGCTAACTGTCGCCTAAATTCCGCCCAAGACTGGTCTAAAATCGCCCGATTTAAGCCTGATTTCTGCTTCACATTTGTGCCATTGGCTGATTTGGTCATATTCGATACTTGCAAATCTTCAACGTAAACAATCGCGTGGTTTTTGCTGATTCCGTTGCTGATTTTATGCAAGTAGTCTTTACGACAGTTTGCGATTCTGTGATGTAATCTGGCAATTTTCGCCTTTAATTTCTTCCAGTTATTACTTCCTTTGGTCTTGTGTTTAAGCTGACGTTGTAGCTTCGCCAGCTTGCCTTTGTTAGTTTTCAGGGCATTCAGCGGCTCAAAATATTCACCATTTGATAATGTGGCAAAACGCATAATACCCATATCAATACCGATTTCTCCGCCATTTGGCGTAGGCGATTCGACTTCAAATTCTGTTTGAACGGAAACAAACCACTTGCCGCATTTCTGGCTAACCGTCGCGTTCTTGATTTTGCCAATTCGGTATCTAACCCAGCCAATTTTCGGCAGATAGATGCGGTCATTGTGCTGTTCGAGTTTGCATTCTTGCGGGAACCTAAAGCTGTCTTTTGAACCCTTGCGTTTGAATTTCGGGAAGTTAGCTCGTTTTGCGAAGAAGTTCTTGAATGCAATATCAAGGTCTTTTAACGACTGCTGAAGAACCTGGCTGTGGCAATCTTTCAGCCAAGGTAAATCGCGTTTCCATGCTGGCAGTAAACTTGTTAGTTTGTAATAACTTAATTTGAATGATTTATCTACTTCGTACTGTTCATTCTGCCAAGCCAAAGCCCGATTAAACACAAACCGCGAGCAGCCGCAAAATTGTTTCATCTTGCGGATTTGTGCACCATTTGGCATTAGTTCAAATTTAAAGGCTTTGCGTATTTTCATTTTCAATGACTAGAATTTAATTTTCTTTATTATACACTTTGGCTATAATAAAAGCAAATGAAAATTAGTTATTGCGGCACAACTAGTTTAAAGAGTTTGTGAACTTTCTATAATAAATATTACATAAGTCAATCCTATTTGCAGCAAAAGGCAATAATTAAACTGCAGGAATAGCATAAATACACAAGCAATATAGTTATTTGTTCGAACAAATTGGAGATTTTTAATGGCTCAAGCATTTGGTTCTGGAGCTCCAGGCGTTCAGGTTCGAGAAATTGACCTGACTGGTAGCGTTGAAGCAGTCGGTACTTCTGCCGCTGCTCTCGTTGGCGACTTCGTCTGGGGTCCGGTTGATGAGCGTACTCGTGTATCAAGCGATACCGAGATGGCTAATATTTTCGGCAAACCCAATGACCGCAATTATGTTGACTGGTTGTCTGCCAAGTCATATCTTGCTTACTCTTCTAACCTTCACTTGGTTCGTGTTGTTGATAATGCAACTGCTAAGAACGCAACAGGCGATGGTTCTGGTCTTCTGATTAAGAACGAGCAACAGTTCAACATGGTAAACGATTCCACCCATGATGCTGTTCGCTTTGCTGCTCGCTATCCTGGCTCTATTGGTAACAGTCTGAAGGTATCTATCGCTGACCAGCATAACTTTGAAAAATGGCAGTATGCAGACGAGTTCGATGCTGCTCCTGGCACTTCAGAATATGCTGCTTCGCTTGGCGCAAAATACGACGAGGTTCACGTTGTCGTTGTTGACGAACTCGGCGAATTCACTGGTATCCCTGGCACTATCCTCGAACGTTATTCTTTCCTGTCAAAAGCATCTGACGCAAAAGCCCTCGACGGTGCTCCGATGTATTATGGCGCAGTATTGAACAAGGATTCTGCCTATGTATGGTTCTTCGCCAATCCCGAAGATTCTGCATACTACGACAACACTGGTACCATTACCGATGCAACAGGTGCATGGGGAACTAAGCTGATTGTGTCTGGCACTCCGACCAAGTACAAACTGCTGAAAGAAAATGCTACCGAAAATCACGACGGTCAGAAATTCCAGCTTTCTGGTGGTAACGATGGTACGAAACCCGATGCTCAGGAATTGATTAACGGCTGGACTCTGTTCAAATCCACCGAAGAAGTTGATATCGGTATTCTGATCACTTCCGATGCTGGTGGCAAGACTTCTCACAAAACTGTTGTTCAGTACATCATTGACAACATTTGCGAGAACCGCAAAGACTGTGTTGTAGTGATTAGTCCGAACAAAGACGACGTGCTGAACAAGACTCAGTCGGCAGCCACTCAGGCTATTAAGGCAACATACAATGGCATTGGTCGCTCTTCTTCTTATATGATTAAAGACAGCGGCTGGAAGCTGATGTATGATGTGTACAACGACAAATATCGTTGGGTTCCGTTGAATGCCGACATTGCTGGCCTTCTTGCAGCAACTGAACGCGATTTCGATGCCTGGTGGTCACCTGCTGGTTTCAACCGTGGTCGCCTGAAAAACGTAACCACACTGGCATTCAATCCTAACGAAGACAGTCGTGATGACTTGTACAAAATTCAGGTCAACAGCGTTGTAACGTTTGTGAATGAAGGTACTGTGTTGTACGGCGACAAAACTGGTCAAGCCAAGGCTTCTGCATTCCAGTTCATCAACGTTCGAAGATTGTTTATCACGCTTGAGAAAGCAATTGGTAAAGCTGCAAAATACCTGCTTTTCGAACTGAATGACGAGTTTACTCGTGCTCAGTTCATTAACTTGGTTGAACCTTACTTGCGTGAAGTTAAAGGTCGTCGCGGTATATACTCGTTCCATGTTGAATGTTCCGAAAAAAATAATACTCCGGAAATTATTGACAAGGGTCAATTTGTGGGTGCAATCTACATTAAACCTACTCGTAGCATCAACTACATTCGACTTGACTTCGTTGCCGTCCGCACTGGTGTCGAGTTCTCTGAAGTAGTTGGCAAATACTAATATAAAACATTAGTCACAACAATGCCCCGTTTCCAAGTAAAGGACTCGGGGCATTTTCTTCACGCAAACAAATCAATCAATTCAGACTTGATATACTCGCTATTAGAATCCCATTCATAATCCCATATCATAATGAGCATGACACCCTTGCTTGCAGCTAATCTCATCTTCCTTTCATGATAATTGCTATCTCTGAATTTTTCTGAATGCCAATAGCTGCCGTTGTATTCTATACCAATATTCATTGAAGGAATGAAAATGTCAATCTCGAGTGGTTTGATGATTCGTCTGTTGTTTATTTCGTGTTCTATGCCAATTGAGTTCAACCAGTCTGATATTTCCTTATGACCAGTACTCATACTATAGTCTGGCATCAAGCCAAGCTTATGCAATACTGGATACGGGTCTGAATACTCTCTCTTCACATCTGATATTGAAACAGTTCCGTTAATCTGCTTTTCAATGAACTCTCTTGACGGCATGAAAGTGCTTGGACTTCCGATAATGATATCCTCAGCAGTTTCTTCATCAACATTGAATCCAAGGTTTCTGATGTAAGCAAGTTTATTGGGTGAACCAGTCATTGTATGAAACGACTGTCTTCTCATCTTATCTGTCTGCATATAATATCTGACGCCATGATTGTTCATGCAGGTCTGATGTGTTTTCTCTCTTATAGAATCGACCTGAAGAGCATATGGTTTACCATATTTCTCGACCATTGTCTTTTGAATCTTGTCGATAGTTTCCTTATCACAGAATCCAAGCTTGGTCCTGGCCTTAATATCTTCATTCTGCAATGCGTGAATAGTGCCATATCGTTCAAGCATTGTTGCATTTCGTTTTGACATTATTTCCTTCGACTGAAGAGCATTCTCGACACCGTATCTCTCGAGCATTGAAGCCTTGCTTTTAGCCTTAAACTCTTCAGACTGCATATAATGTTCAACACAGTATTTTTCGAGAGTTTTCTGCTTCAACTTCTCTTTGGATTCTTCGGACTGCGAATAGTTTTCAACACCGTATTTTCTCAGGCTGGTTTCTCTCGCCTTTGCCTTGAATTCTGGTGTATGAGTGAGTTTTGCAATTTCTTTCCATGTGCCAGACAGCTTTGAACATTCTCGTGAACAGTAATTCGACTTTCTCTTAGGCTGCATTATGGTATTGCACCTAATACATTGTTTGACACCAAATTTGACTGCGAGTATTTTGTCTTTCAAGTTATCGTATTCCGGAAACAACGCCGTTATTTCATTGTACTTGCCGGGATGAAATTTATCCAACCACTTCTTGTTTGCTCGTGATGAAATAACATTATCGCCCTTTAATAGTGTTGACAAAACAAAATCTTCAATCATTATTATTATTCTCCGATATACTATTTTATTGAAATTATATTATAGTTTTCGAGTATAGCAAACAATAAATAACAATACAACAGTTATATAACATTCTATTTGAGGTACTTCATGGCTCTTCAGAACATTTCTAACTTCATTGCGAATATGTCTGGTGGCGGTCTTCGCCCCAACTTATTTCGCGTGATTATTACCTTCCCGAACGAGGTTGGCGGTGCTCAGGCTGCCCAGAAAATCTCGTTTACTTGTAAGGCTGCCACTCTACCGGCATCTCAGCTTGGTGTTGTAAATGCTCCGTATATGGGTCGTGTCGCTAAGTTTGCAGGTGATCGTGTGTTCGATGATTGGAATATTACAATTCTTTTGGATAATGATCTAATTTCGCGTGATGCTTTCGAGAAATGGTCAGACCTTGTAAATGGTCACGTTTCCAATATCGCAATTCCTGGCTGGGGCAATCCTTCAAACTACATGGCTTCTGCTCAGGTTGAATTACTCAACCGCGAAGGCAAAGAAATCCGCACCTATAAGATTGAAGGTACATGGCCAATCAATGTGGGTGAAGTTCAGCTGGCGTGGGACTCTAACGATCAAATTGCTGAGCTTCCTGTCCAGCTCGCGGTTCAATCGTGGTCTTCAGAAGCAACCACAAACGTCTAAAACATTTACAGACAAAAATAAACTCGGCTTTATTATTACTAGCCGAGTTTTCTTTTCATAATTCCTTAACCCACTTGGTTATTCCTGCTCCAAAATAAAGCCAATATCCGTTTGCAATTATGTTTTCTCTTTCTGTTTTATTTGGGTCGTATCCGCCTCCGAATTTGTCTTTCAACTTATACTTCATAAATTGTTGTCTGTTATAAAGCTGTTTTGTGTCTGTGACATACCATTCAGCATGTTTAGAGTAGAATTTCGTCTCGTATCCATTCATACTGTATAGCGAACCATCTGATATAAGCCCAAGACTGAATGTAACGAATCTATTAACATTTTCTTGTCTGGTTATTTCCCTTTCTAGTTTAGAATAACCGCCAACAACATTGGTGTTCAGTTCACAGGCGAAACGTTCTATTCTGCATTCCTTGCCTTTCATTGTATATCCAATAATAGCAACAAGTTTGTCATTATTAACTAACCCAATGTGTTTTGCTGCATTGGTTGTTCTTTTCTGATAATGACATCTTTCAAGAAATTCTATTGCAATGTGTCTTGGCACAGAAATAATACGACACTTCCTTGCCATGATTCTATTAGGCAGTAAACCAAGTTTCGACAATATCATACTTTTAACAATTTCCACCCTATCTAAAATATCGGCGTCTGTGAACTGAAGAAGTTTTATATTATGCTGTCTGGCTAAATCAAATTTGACAAGGTGTCTGTCGGTATAATTATCGCTTTTATGCCAATAAAGACCGTTGACTTCGATACCAACCTTGTGTTCGGGAATCCAGATATCAAGTTCTTTAGGTTTAATGACAGAACGAGTGTTTGTGATGTATTCAATGTTATTTTCATCTAGGAAATCTAGTATAATCTGATGTGGCGATGTTATATTACCTGTTCTAAGAATTCCAAGATGACGCATTGCATTATGATAGTCAGCAAACTCTTGTTTCAGCATTTCAACGGTCACATTACCATTTGATTGTGCAATTAAGCAAGCATCAGAAACCATCCCATACTTTGTTGGTCCCATCATAATACCGACAGTTTGTTCTATACCAATAGATTTCAGATAATCATATCTTTTCTGTTTATGTCGTTGTTTCAGGATTTCTGATTGATTATGATGTGGCACACCATATTTCGTTAAACAAGTTTCTCGAATCTTATCCAATGTACTTGGTAACTTGAAAATATTATCGACACCGTATTTTTGATATACTGTATATTTGCATTTGTCTCTGATTTCTTTGCTTTGAAGCGGATACTCTACGCCGTATCGTTCCAAATTTGTTTTCTTAATCTTGTCAAAAATTTCTGCCCCTCGTTCTTTCCATCTCTCTGATGTTTGTCGTTTAATTTCGTCCGTCTTAAAATAATTGTCAACACCATAGCGTTCAAGACAAGTTTGTCTCATTTTCTTTTTGACTTCCTCGCATTGAGCAGGGCATTCAACACCATAGCGTTCAAGGTTTCTCTCTTTGCGTTTTTGAATTGCAGACGGGATACTCGCGGCGTTATTGACACCATATCTTTCTTGCATTGTCTGTTTCGACTTCTCATTAACTTCTTTACTGCCAAACGGTGAGATTGATCCATATTTCTCCAGATTCGTCTTTCTAAACTTGGCTTGAATTTCGGGTGCAGATGCGGGATTCTCGAACCCATAACGTTCCAGACTCGTCTTCTTCATCTTTTCTGCTGTTAGGGTTCTTCTTGCCTTTTTCGCGCATTCTTGAGAGCAATAGACCTTGCCACGCCGAGCCCAACCAATGGGTTTACTGCATACTTCGCAACATCTCACACCTTTTACAAGACACCATATCTTGTCTTGGAAATCGTCGAACTCGGGTAGCTCTTTCATTATATCGTTGTATAAACCAGGGTGGTTCTTCAGACACCATGATTTTGCTTTTTGTCTGAATCCTCTTTCTGTTATAAACAGTTCTTTTAAATATTCTATATCAAGCATATTGCAAAACTCATGTTTATTAGAAGTAAATTATAACTGTGGCTAGTTATTAAAGTCAATGGTTATAAATAAAGTACACAGAATTCTGTTAATATTTGAAAGGAAATAACGTGATCATTGATGTAAAACAAATTTTCGAGAGTGCTCTTCAAGAAGCTGGTGCTCAGATAAATGAAGCGTTTGGTAATTACTCAGGTGATGCAAAACGTTTTGAATTGAAGTTTCAAGAGTTTCAGCTATTTGGCAAAAACCTTGGTAGTATCGTAAAAGAGAATCAGGGTAAGAAACCTGGCAATAATTTGGTTGTTGATGGTAAGGATATCAAGTCAGCCAAAATTTGCGAAATTTCAAGCAATGCAATTACTTTCTTGGTAAATGACCAAGCTGGTTCAACATTGGTTGACTATTACCCTGAAGAAGTTACTTCGACTCGTCTGACTCAGAAGATGCTGAAATTCTTCAAAACATACGCTTGATAAAATAAAGCCACGTTTCCAAGAAGGATTCGTGGCATTTTCTTCATGCAATCTTCTTATAAATTTGCATATTGTCGAATCTTCTACCATCCACAATAGGCACGAAGACTTCAAATGTGTCAAGTTTGCCGCTAGCTGGTTTGCCGTATTCGTTAAGTTTCTGATTGTAGCCTTGAACAGAACCAATCTTTCTCATCTCAGTCTTCACCATAGTCATAATACTCAACCTCATTGTCATTGTTTTCTAAAAGAAGCGTCACTAACTCATTAGCATAGTCTGCCACTCTTTCTGCTGGCGGCACATATTGACCATGAGCTCTAACATATGCCGCAGCAATAGAAACCTTAGCCTTGAAAAGTTTTTCGTTATTCATAATAACCCCTCAATTACCGTATAAGAGGAATAAAGAGAACAGAAGAATTGCTCCGCATGCCGTTAGTTCAAAATTGCCAACATATATGCCGAGGGCAATACTCCCTAAGCCAATTACAACGGGGACAATCAATAAAAACATTATCAGCAGCAATGCCGTTCCTGCATCAAACACATCAGATGGTCTCAAATTAGTTTTAATCATTTTATAATTCCTTTCATTAAGGGTTGTTCAATGTTTCTATGCTTTGCATTATATGATATTTTAAGACCGCAATCAAGCAATTACCAAGAAATCTTCAGTTTTCGAGAATCTCGCTATACCAAGTAGCCTTCTTTCTCGACATCAATGATTACAAGGTCAATATCAATATAATCTGGAATATCAACATAGCAGAATTGTTCGGTTCCGTGCTTTGCTGTCCTCAGAATCAACGGGTCGACTATAAAGTTAATCCATTCTTTTGTTGATATATCGCCTCCGAGTGTTCTGAGTTTTTCTTCTTTCGGCTGTTTCTGGAAAGCCCTGATAAGGCGAGCGTCAAGTATCATAACGATTCCTTTCACCAACTAATAACAAGTCCAACAAAACGAATCAACCATAACATGCGGAACGATTGTCGTTCGACTTCGAATCCCATTTTGATTAATTCTGCTTCAATAACACAAGAGTCATATTGACGAGGAATATAGATGAATGCTTTTGTGTCGCCTTTCTCTGCACATTTCTTGATTACGTCAACAATCTCACCAACGTATTCTTTCGATTTGACTTCTTTTGAATTGTCTGACGATAGTTTGCGAACTTCTTCGATAATATTGTCTGTCATAATTTTGCCTTTATGAAATAGAATAAGTCGTGACCTTTGTCAAGCAGAATGAAATCATAGCTGCCAGCAAACTTTGGTTTTGCAATCTCGTACCTGACCATAATATCAATTACAGTCAGACCGTCTTTGAAGTATTGTCTGGCAGAAGTATATTCTCGATGACCAGCCAATGCAATGTTCTGGATAAACTCGGGTGTGATGAATTTACTCGTTAATGCCTTCTTCAGAATTGTCGAGTCTGATTTATCAATCTGACCGTATGTCTTTTGCCAAAGTTCTAAACCATGATTAACTGCATCTTTAATATTCATAGTAATTCCTCAACCTCGTTCAAGATAGTTTCGTAATCGTCTTCTTCTCCGTGTGCCCATGCTTTAAATGCGACACCTAGCTCGGATAATGCCTTGGCTGTTTGTTCGGAGCATTCACAAGCAATAAGCAAATTAAAGATATCATCCCTTGCGATATCGCAAAGCTGACTAGGGATGAGATGATACTCGCTAGAATAATACATTGCGACATCACCAATGTTTTCTTTGTCTTTTTCTGCCGTGCATACGATGAAGTCGATATATGCAACGGCGCCATCATGCACGACAGGAATCTTCAGAGATGCCTGATGGTGTCTGATTTGAAGACGACCGAAATCTGCAAATTTTTCTTTGATGTTCATGACAATCCTTTCAGTAATTTAACAGCATGGTCTTTGTTTATATTATCGGCTAGTTGAAGTTTCAGAATCTCAACAACACTTGCAACCAGAATTTGCATTTGAACAGGCCATTTGAGGTCGTTCAGAACACGAACCGCAATCGGGAATGTTGGATCGATTGTCTTCCATACCATCGAATCCGGAGTATTGACTTCAACCAACAGTTTATATCGTTGATGGTTCAGTGTAATGACATCGTCGTTATAGTTAATGACGAAGCCTTTTTCAAGCTGGCTGAAACCAAGCTTCAGCATCTCTGCAATAATATCCGCGTGGAAATGATTCATTAAAATTTCTCCGTAAAGTGTTTAAACTAATATGTTTCGCGTATTATAAGCGATTTTGAAGATAAATACAAGCTATATTATCCATGGATTCCTTCTTTATGTTGAATATTTCACTTATCATTGAAAAGCTTGGTAATATGAATCTGTTGTCTGATTCGGGTCGAAAACTGATTAAGCTGATGCTGCGAAACAAGAAGCTTCGCAACATTGCCAAGATTACAGAAAACAGCAAGGTCGAAGAACTAGAAGTTGATGATGTTTCGGGTATTGTAAAAGCAATCAAGAAATACGAAATGCTTGATAGGAAACTCGGTGCTTTGTTTATTCAGTATCGAAACGAAAACAACAAATCGAAAGGATGTCTCGTTATTCCTGCCGACCATTCAATTCCGTTTAATTCGCGAGCTGATGTGTATTATCAAACGACGTTTGAAGATAGCTGGACAACTGATATTGGTAAATGGCATGCGATGTTGCCTAAGTCTATGACCAAGTGCATCAATGACCTGAAGGGAGAAGGTGCTCGTCCTGTTTCTGTCATGATGATTCTTGTTGATAGCGAATACAACAAATGATAAAAGTGGACCAGGATTTCTCTTGGTCCACTTCGTGTATTATAATGACAGTTCTACTTCATTCTGTCCCAGTCGCAGCTGATGCCGTGTCCATCAACAATTACACACATTACAGAATGACCATTACCTAGGTCGAAACGCTTGTATTTGTAAGCTGCGTCATAACCGACTTCGTATCCCATTGCCTTGGCAATACCTATACCAACCAGACAAAGTAGAATAATAGTCAAAACAATGCACATAATGCCACTGAACACACCAACAATTTCGTCAAGTCTACTTTTCATCGCATTTTAGCCCATTGTTAGTGTAACACTGAATCCTGCTGGTGAGATATTCCATTCATCAACATTACCATTATTGACGATAGTGCCAGGAACAACACTCTGGTCATTGCTCTTCAGCCATAAGAATACATTTCGAGTAATGAACAATGCAACATCACCTTCGCCTTTCTTGAACAATGCTGGGAATTCGGGCACACGTTCTTGAGTACTAACTTCAACTTGAATCATCTTCTATTCTCCTTCATAAAACATATTATTCAAAATGATGTAATTGTCTACAAGTTCTTCTTTAGTAGCATAGAAACAACCACGTTTAAGACCAAAGCTAGAATCTATGCGACCCTGAAGAATGTACAAATCAGGCTTGCCCTGACCGCCACCATGAGCAACACAAACGATGCGATAAACATCGCCCGTGCAAATATCGGCGTAGAGTTGATTTATTTCACACATCTCAATTCCTTTCTTAACCAATGTGCCAGCATTATAGCATGGGATTTATCGAATGCCAAGCTCTTCTTCGGTCATTATCACAAAAATAAAATTATTCTGCTTGCACCATTCCCTCGCAGCTTCCCACTTGTCTGAGTTTAGCTGATAGGTCTGAAGCTCGGTCAAGTATCGTTGTTCTGATTTCTGTGTTTTTCTCTTGGGTGGCTCGGGCGGCATGGTCTGACTCTTAGGCTTGACCTCGATTGCAAGGTTCTTGACACTGCCATCTTTATGCTTCATCTGCACAAAGAAGTCGATATAGTAGCGACGCATCTTCTGGTCAAACTTGCTCCAGTACTGAATAGGGTGACCCTCTGAATTCCACTTAACAACACTTGGATTGCTGTCGCACCAGATTGCGAATTTCTTCTCCCATGAACTTCGCATGACAATATTGTTCACATCTCCAATATACTTCTGCGGATTTCTCGGAACGAATCTGAACGGCTTAGGAAATCGTTTCAT